TTGATCCATTTTTGACCCCTATGTCGGTGGCTATACCCCCGATATTACATCCATCGGCTGCCAGTCCTCGTCATCAGCGTCTTCAAAGTAGCTGGTGACAGCCAACTGGTCGATGTAGGACAGCGCATCCGGCAAATCGTCGTGAACGCCTTGCGATGGGAACAAAAGAAGTTGGTCCACGAATGTGTCCCAGTCCTCTTCGCTGTTCAGGACGATTCTACCGTGCTCGAACCGCCCCTGCAATGACCAAATCACCCGGTCTGTTTTCTTCCGGTTGCCGTGTGTCAGGTCCACGATGTGGCTGTAGACGTTGTTTTTTCTCATCAAATCACTGAGGTAGGGGAGCACAGCGTTTTTTAACGCGCCTCTCTCGATTCCGATGCTTAAGGGCCTGTAATCGCGCATCTTCATCAGTATCTTCGCCGCCGTCTCGCGGATGTCCCAACGTCCGTGCTCAATCTCTTTGACGAACCACTTGCCGTCGTCCGTCACCTTGACCACCGCAATCGCCGACTCGTCCAGCCTTTTCTTGCTGTTGGCCGCCTGCTTGGCCACTTCTTCAAACCCAGCCAAGTCCACGGCCACGAAGTAGCTGCCATACTGAGGCTCTTCGCCGTACTTGATCCACTCCTCTTTAAACACATCCGCGCCAGCGTTGCTGAAGCTCGCCAGGTATTCCTGTTTGAACGCGAAGGTGCTCAGGGTTTTTTTGGCCGACTCGATTTCCGTCGGGTCGATCAGCGGGTTGTCTTGCGTCGTGAAGTGCCAGCTCTTCCAGTCGCTGTCCTGGTCGTCTTGCCCCAACTTCCACAGGTCGTGAAACCAGTTGCGCCCTTTTGGCGTGCCGATGAACATCCCTCGGCCCTTGCGGTCCGACAAGGACGCCCGAATGACCTGCTCCCAAGCCTCTGGCTTGATGTCGGCCACCTCGTCCAGAACTGCGTAGGTCAAACTTACACCGCGCAGCGTGTCCGGACGGTCCGCGCCCCTGACGTAGATACGCGCTCCGTTGACCATCGTGATGTCCAAGTTGTTCACGTGGCTTGACTGGATCACCTCCCGTCCGAGGTCCAGCAGCAGGTCCCATATGATTTGCCTCGACTGCCCCATCGTCGGGCTCACATATAAAACAGCTGAACCCGGTGGGCACTTGAGCGCCTCGATGATCAGAGTCGTCGCCGCTAGTCTGCTCTTCCCACAGCGCCGCCCTGCGGCAATCACTTTGAATCTATGGTCGTCGGCGTAGACTTGCTGCTGCCACGGCAGGAGGGAGAAATTAAGGTCAGACATCGGTAACATCCTCCGCCGGGATCACTTGAGGTTGTTCACCAAGACCTGTGATGTTGATCGTGATGGCGCTGCGCTGACTCTTGTCCTTCTCGAACATGCTCACTGGCAGCGTCCTGTCCATGCACATCTTCAGCGCCGCCATCTGACCTGGGTGGTCGTCGTTGAGCGCAATCTGGATCACTTTCTCCGCGACGTCCTTGCCGCCAGAGCGGATCATCAGCTCTTTGAGTTCCTTGATGCGTTGGTGATCCGTCTTTGGTAGCACCGCAGGCGGGTTCTCTGCGTACCTCTGGATCGTCATCTTGAGCGGTCGCCCGCGTTTCTTAGGTTCCACTTTGCCCTTTCGGAGTTTTCGCTAGTTTACCTTTTTCAGAGGGGAGGGGGGTACATCAAAATTTACGGCAGCCGCTGACCCCCTCCCCCCCATCAAAAAGTCAAGAATCCTAGCGTTTTCCCGTTTCCAGTTCCTACAACGTCCATTATGTAAAGTCGAGTCCAAGTTATGCACAGAAAAAAGAATACCAAACGCAACAACTTAAAGTTATGCACCGCCAACTGTGGATAAGTTTTGGATTTGGGCTGTGGATAACTGGGTCGGCTGGGAAAAATCGGGGGGAGAAAGTGCGAGAGGGGTGGAGGGTCCATTTCCGGGGGTCCATCGCCAATTGAGAATGATTCTCATTCAACAATTCATCTTTAAAACATCCACCCATCTCACCGTCACCAATGCCTCGCCAAGGGCTTTAAACGGGCCTACAAGCCACCATCATCCTGTGGCTGTGGGATGACAAGGACAACGCTCTCAAGCGGCGTATCGGGCCGCAATCCAAGATTGTAGAAATGCCGATAGGTATCGATGACCTCCAAGAAGCCAGCGGAGATGTCGCCACTGCCTGCCGCCAAGAGAATTGCACGTTCAGCATCGCCAAGCTGGCGCTGGAAATACTTAACCGTTGGAGTTGCTTTGCCGACCATCACCATTCCTCTAAAAAGTTATCCACAGGCTGAGTCCAAAAAACTCAGCAACCCCAAAAACCCCTGCATCGCCTTGACCCTTGACCCCAACCCTAAAGGGTTGGGGGTCAGGGAGGGTCAATTTTGGCGCTGTTTTGCCCCTTTTTGACCCTGACCCTGACTTTGACCCTAGGGTCATTTAGGGTCAACATTTTAAAAGTTATCCACAGGTTATCCACAGTCGTTTTTACGCAACATCATGGTACTCGCCTGCACCTCATCCACCATAACCCACCCATGTTCGGTGTTCTGAATCATGTCAGCCTGGAGCAGCGCACCGATCAGTTTGTCGTTGTAGGACGGGTTAATCATATTGCGCACGGTGCGCTCGGCGTTGCCGTCCTGGGCCAACTTATCCTTGAGGGCTGATCTGCTGAGGTAGGGCAGACCATCCCTGACTTCGGCACCGGATGCCCACCAAGCGTTTTCCCAAGTCTTGCGGTGGCCTTCGATCTTGGAGTCTTTCTTGGCGGCTGCGGCTGGGGCTTCGGCTTGGATGGGGATGGCGCTGGTGACGGGTTGATTGTCCTCGTCGTACCAGCTTGGGATGGTCACTTGTTGGAGGTCGAGATAGATTGGTTCGGCCATTTCGGCGTCTTTTGACTTGCGCTGCACCAGTTGCATGGGCTGGTTATCTTTGCCGGGGATGACGCTGATCTCTATATCCAGTGCTCCTCGCCAGGCGCTTGAGCCTCGGGCGCGGTGCTGGGCCTCGTCGGAGACGCCTGTGTGGTGAACCAGAATGACGGTGCAGTTAAACTCCATCATCAAGTTGCCGCAGGCATCCAACATGGTCTTGGCGTCTTGGGCGCTGTTCTCGTCTCCAGCAAGGAAGCGGTGCAGGGTATCGACCACCACGACCTTAGGGGTCTCGGGCAGCATCCTGATGTGCTCAAGCACTTTGAGGTAGCCAGCGGGGGTGTTCAGGTCACAGCCGTGCTTGGAGAGCCACATATTGAGCTTGCCCGATTTGTGGTGGTGCTTCCAAGCGGCGATTCGGCCACGAAGGCCGTGGTGACCCTCGCCGGCCAAGTAGACCACATGACCTGGACGCACCTTGTTGCCGCACCAGTCTGGGGTGCTGCTGGCAATGCGCAGGCACCAATCCAGCACCACAAATGTCTTGCCGCCTCCCGATGGGCCGTGAACCATCACAAGGGCTTGGTCCTGAATCCAGCGCTTGACAAGCCATGAGATGGGGCTGGGTTGGGCTGAGAACTCATCGGCGGGGATGAGCCAATCATCAGCGGTTGGTGCAAGAAGGCTGGCTAAGTCGTTGCCAGACTGCACATAATCGTTGGCGTCGCCTTGAACTGGTGGAACCACTGTGCGTGCGCCGTACTTGGCACTGGCCTGCTCGGCGTAACGCTGACCAACACCAGAGGCGTCGTTATCGGCCACGATCACGATTTCTTGGGCTGGGCCGTGCATCTCGCGCAATTTGCCTGTGACGGGCACCAAGTTGCTGGCGCTGTAGGCCACTACGCAAGGTCGGTTGGTGGTCTCGTAAATGGTTGCCGCGGTGGCAAAACCTTCGGCCACATACAGTGGTCCAGGCTCATCCAGTGAGCCTAGCTGCCAGAACTTACCGCCAGTTTGCCCGCCGGGGTGATAGAGCTTGCCGCCTTCGTGGTCTATGTACTGGAGTGTGGAGAGCGTGCCATCTTGGTCATATAGCGGAATAACCAAACGCCCATCGGTGGTAATGCGTGCGCCGTGGCCTATAACGCCCTTGCGCTTGAGATAGGGATGCTCGGGGCTTGCCGCTGAACAGCTTGCCCAGATTTGCTCAATGGTGTTGGCTACAACCTCACGCAGCTTGGCTGTCTCAGCATCACGCAAGGCTTTTGCCTCTGTCATGCGGTGGGTGTTGGCTATTTCCTCAGTAGTGGTAAGTTTGCGGCCAATGTCGGCGCGAAACGTCACCTCTAAACCAGCACGCCAGCAACCGAAACGGCCAGATGGCACGCCATCTGAAAATGCTACGTACCAACCGGGCTTGTCGATGCCTGGCTTGCCTTTGGTGCCCGAGCGAAAGCGGTGCAGCTTACCGTCCATCTGAATGTGATCTGGCGGCTCTAAGCCAGCCGCTTTCATGGCGTCAATGAGCTGCGCCTCTGGGGATGCAATGATTTTCTCTGGTGGTGGTGACCAAGGGCCGCCGAGGATGTTTGAAAGGTTGGCCATTAATTAGTCTCCACAGAAGCAAGCAATTGCCTCTTCATTTTTGTCGAACATGTCGGTTTGGTCTGCTGCAAATTGAATCATTGAGGCATAAGATGGGCGGTCGGAACGAAATACCGCACCGCTTGGCTTGGACGCCAACGCCAACGCCTCCATTTTGGCCCACCAGATGCCGCGTTCTGGTTTTTCGGCAATCAAAGATAGAACTTGTGCCCCGCCTTTTAAAAAGCAGAGATCACAGTTCCCGTGCATGGTTACCCCATTGTTGTTTGGAAGGCCAAGGTCAAATGGCTGGGCTTTCCAGAAAGCGCCAACATCTTCTTTTGTAATGCCAGCCGTAACCAATGGGATGCGGGATTTGTCAGCGATTTTGGCTGCTCGGCGTTGTTCATCTGCCCTCATTCCGACCCAATCCATCTGCTCGTTGTGGTCCCAGCCCAAAGATTTCAAATATTTGTGAATGGTGCGAATTTTCAACTCGGCAGTGCAAAACCTGGTAACTGGATTTGGAAGATAGTTCCTCTTCTTGATCAAAGCCTCAAATGGCTCACCGTTTCGGCTGGCAGTTTCAAATGAAACCCGCCTAAAAGCAGGATCAGCATCTTGAAACTCAACCCAATGAATCTCTACATTCCATCGGTCTGAACAATCCTGAACAAAGCGCAAGGTTGCCTCATCTTCCTTGCCGGTATTAGCAAAACACACAATTGCCTCATCCGGCAGGCTCATCTGGTGAGCCTGAAGCACCCGCCAGAGCATGTAAGCACTAGTGCGGCCACCACTAAAGCTGATGCAGGTCGGCTCTGTGATCTTGAATGGGTCAGCCATGCGTCACCTTCCGGCTTTCGAAATAGTCCGACAAAGCCTGCAAGACCTTGTGCGTGGGGTTTGCGTTGGGGTTATCTCGCACTTGGCGAATGGTGTTGTAGTGAACGCCAGTGGCCTCTGCCACCTTCATTGGCATTCGGTCTGAAAGCGCGTGGCGTATCTGTTCTAGGGTCATCATGTTTTGTCCTTGTTAAAAAAAAATGTTGTGATGTGCGAATCATACGCTATAATGTCGCTACACCACAAACAGATTCCCTGACAGTGGTGCAAAAAAAGGAGAGCCAGATGGCTATCAATTTGAAATCGACTGGCGGCCTAACCGCCAATGGTGTGAAGTTGCTTGTTTACGGGCAAGCTGGTGCAGGCAAGACCACACTGGTCAAGACGCTGCCCAATGTGATCGTACTGTCTGCCGAGGGTGGTTTGCTGTCCATTCAGGACGCTGATCTGCCTTACATCGAGATTGCAAGCATGGACGATCTGCGTGAGGCATTTACATGGTGCAGAGACAGCCAAGAGGCAACTGGCTTTCAGTCAGTGGCGCTTGACTCGATCAGCGAGGTTGCCGAGGTTGTGCTGGCCCACGAGATGAAGAAGTCCAAGGACGGGCGTGCGGCTTATGGTGAGATGAACACCACCATGCAAGAGCTTATCCGTGCGTTCCGTGACTTGCCGGGCAAGCATGTTTACATGAGCGCCAAGCTGGAGAAGTCCACCGATGAGATGGGCAAGATGCTATACAACCCTGGGATGCCCGGCAAGAGCCTGACACAAGGCTTGCCTTACTTCTTTGATGAAGTGTTGGCGTTGCGTGTGGAGCGTGACGGCGAGGGCAATACTCAGCGTGCGCTGATGTGTGATTCAGATGGCCTGTGGCTGGCCAAGGATCGCTCGGGCAAGCTGGAGGCTTGGGAAGCGCCAGACTTGGGTGCTGTCATTGCCAAGATCGGGGGTAAGGCATGAAAAAGAATGATCAAGCCTTTCCAGTTGGCTACAACGGTCATCCTGGCATGACGCTCAGAGATTACTTTGCGGCGCAGGCAATGCAAGGGCTGTTGGCCAATGGATGGTGTGCATCCCTTCGCAATGATCATTATGGCGAAAACGCTGGAAACAGCACAGTTGCAATTGATGCGTACATGATGGCCGACGCTATGCTGAAAGCGAGAACGCCATGATCGAAACCACCGACATGGCCGAACTGGCTCAGATGTGGTTGGCTGCAAAGCAAAAGGAAAAAGATGCGACAGAAGATCGCCGAGATATTGAGGACCACATCAAGAAGTTGGCACGTATCTCAGACCAACTTGACAGCACCGAAACCGTTGGTGCAGCAGGGTTTGAGATCAAGATCGAAGGACGTATCGACCGAAAGGTCGATTCAGAGAAGCTGCAAATGCTTGCCACTGAAGCAGGACTGAGCGATCACCTCTCTACACTTTTCCGGTGGAAGCCGGAAATCAACATGTCGGTCTGGAAAGCAGCCGATGAAACCATCACCGGGCCTCTGGCTGGTGCTATTACGGCCAAGCCTGGTCGTCCATCTTTCAAAATCATCCCCAAGGAGTAAATCATGGCTTTTTTATCAGAGACTTTTGACATCAACGAATTGCCTGTTGGCAACACTGGCAGCTTTGAGCCTTTGCCTGCTGGCTGGTACACCGCAACTATCTCGCAAGCCGAGTTGAAGGCCACCAAGGCTGGCAATGGCCAATACATCAAGCTGCGCTACGACATCACTGGCCCAAGCCACCAAGGCCGAGTGGTCTTTGGCAACTTGAACATCAAGAACGCCAACCCAAAGGCTGAGGAGATTGGTCGCCAGCAGTTGGGCGAGATCATGCGTGCTATTGGTTTGGCAAAGGTCACTGACACCGATCAGTTGATTGGTGGCCAGATCAGCATCAAGCTGGAGGTCAAGCAAGACGAACAGTATGGTGCCAGCAACGAGGTCAAGGGCTTTAAGTCTGTCTCGGGTAGTGCGGCGCCTTCTGTGCCGATGGCTGCGGCTTCTGCACCAGCGGCTGGCAAGGCCGCGCCACCTTGGGCTAAGCGTTAAGCAAAAAAATGCCCCGACTGGTTAAGGTCGGGGCAAACTTCATCAAGGAAGCAATCATGAAAATACCCGAGAGTGATCATACCATTCAGGCGCTGATTGACAAGCACCACGAAGCAAAAGCAGAAGCGCCTCGCCATCACATTGGAGCCAGTACGCTGGGCCATGTGTGTGACCGCTGGCTTTGGCTGTCGTTTCGATGGGCTGTGCAACCTGAGTTCTCTGGCCGCATCCTGCGCCTGTTTCGCCGTGGGCACCAAGAAGAGGCCAACATCATTAGCGACCTGCGTGCGATTGGTCTGGATGTGCGCAAGGTGTCAAGCCAGCATCGGGTTGACTTTGGCAGCCATGTCTCAGGGTCGCTTGATGCGATCATTGACTCTGGCGTTCCTGGAGCGCCGAAGACAAAGCATGTGGCTGAGTTTAAGACGCACAGCAAAAAGTCGTTTGATGCGCTGGTCAAAGACGGTGTGGAGAAGTCCAAGCCCGAGCACTTTGTTCAGATGCAGGTCTACATGGCTGGCACTGGTTTTGACCGTGCGCTGTATGTGGCCGTCTGCAAAGACGATGATCGAATCCACACCGAGCGCGTGAAGCTGGACAAAGATGTGGCTGAAAAGGCGATTCGCCGCGGGCACTACATTGCTTTGAGTGACAACATGCCGCCACCTATTAGCACCGATGCGAGCTGGTATCAGTGCAAGTTCTGTGATGCCCATGAGTTCTGCCATGAGTCCAAGACCACCAAGCATGTGAACTGCCGCACCTGTGCGATGGCCACACCTTTGTCGGACTCGACCTGGCACTGCGGCAAATGGGACGATGTGATCCCGGTGGACGCACAGCGCAATGGCTGCGAAGGTCATGTCCTGCACCCTGATCTGGTGCCTTGGCAGCGCAAGGACGGGCCGAACGAATTCACCGCGGTGTACGAGATCAATGGCACGACTGTGGCCAATGGTGACCCAGAGCAAGAGGGTGTGTTTAGTAGTAAGGAATTGCTGGCGAACGCTGATGCCTGTGCGGATAAGGGCTGGACGCAGTTGCACGACATGCGCAAGCAGTTTGGTGGAAGGGTGGTGGCCTGATGCTGCGTGAATACCAACAACGCACCATTGACCAACTCTACGCTTGGTTCGAGGCCGGTGGCCGTGGCAACCCTTGCCTGGTGCTGCCGACAGGCTCAGGCAAGTCGCACATTGTGGCTGCGCTGTGCAAGGACGCCTTGCAGAACTGGCCCGAGACCCGTGTGCTCATGCTGACCCATGTGAAGGAGTTGATCGAGCAGAACGCTGAGAAGATGCGCCAGCACTGGCCAGGTGCTCCGATGGGCATTTACAGCGCCAGCATTGGTCGGCGTGAGTTGGGCGAGCCGATCACCTTTGCTGGCATCCAGTCGGTGCGGAGCAAGGCGCGAGAGCTGGGCCACATTGACTTGGTGATCATTGACGAGTGCCATCTGGTCAACCACAAGGATGAGGGCGGCTACCGTGGGCTGCTGGAGCAGCTCAAGGCCATCAATCCTGCTATCAGGGTGGTGGGTCTTACGGCCACACCTTACAGACTTGGGCATGGCCTGATCACCGACAAGCCTGCGCTGTTTGATGCGCTGATTGAGCCGATCAGCATCGAGGAGTTGATCTTTAAGGGCTACCTGTCAACACTGCGATCCAAGGTCACCAAGGCCAAGTTGGATGTGACTGGCGTGCATAAGCGCGGGGGTGAGTTCATTGAGTCCGAGTTGCAAGCCGCTGTGGACACGGATGACAAGAACCATGCTGTGGTGCAAGAGGTGATGGCTTTAGCTGGTGACCGCAAGGCTTGGCTGTTCTTTTGCGCTGGCGTTAAGCACGCCGAGCACATTGCCGAAGCCCTGCGCCAGCAAGGTGTAACGGCTGCGTGCGTGACAGGGGACACACCAAAGAAGCAGCGCGATGAAATCATTGCCGACTTTAAGGTTGGCAAGTTGAAAGCGTTGACCAACGCCAATGTGCTGACCACTGGTTTTGATTATCCCGACATTGATCTGGTGGTGATGCTGCGCCCCACCATGAGCGCCAGCCTGTATGTGCAGATGGCTGGCCGGGGCATGAGGGTCAAAAGCCACACCGATCACTGCTTGGTGCTCGACTTCGCTGGCGTGGTGGCCACGCATGGCCCAATCACCAACGTACAGCCGCCAAAGAAGGGTGGCGATGGTAATGGCGAAGCGCCCCTTAAAGTTTGCGAGAACTGCGACGAGCTGGTGCATATCTCAGTGATGGTCTGCCCTGCCTGCCAGCATCCATTCCCGGTGAAAGAGGCCAAGAAGCTGCAACTGCACAATGACGACATCATGGGGCTAGAGGGACAAGAGTTGGAGGTGACAAGCTGGGCATGGCGCAAACACATCAGCAAGCAATCAGGCAAAGAGATGCTGGCGGTGACGTATTACGGCAGCCTGAGCGATGCACCAATCACCGAATACTTGCCGATTGCGCATGAGGGCTATGCCGGGCAGTCTGCTGTGCAAAAGCTGATCACGATTGCAGAGCGTGCGCAAATTGTGCGCGGTGGTTTGAATGTTCCAACGATGATTGAGATGGCGCAAAACCTGAACAACGCCACACCACCAAGTCTGATTGAGTATCGCAAGGACGGTAAATTTTTCAAAGTAACGAGAAGGAAATGGGAATGAGACCTGCTGAAC